CTTTATATGGGTGATACAAGCACAGGCGGTGCAGGCAAGACTTTAACAGGTGTTGCTTACATTACTGGTCTAGCTCCAACTGTAAGTGCAGACGCTCCAGTCTGGGTATCACCAGTTACATTAACTGTAACAGGTAACTACACAGTAGCTTAATATTCTCAGGGATGGGAAGGCATTAACCCGCTTCGGCGGGTTTTTGTTTGGAGTTTTAAAGCATAAATAACACAGCAAGGAGATATGATGATATTTGACGATAAAACGGACAAAGAAATCTTGCGTAGTATAGAAGGTGAAGTCGCTAAGGCTTTAAGTGAAATAAGATGCGCTAGAAAAGATCTAGAACAATCAGAAGTAAGAATGAAGTTTGCACTAGCAACAGTTCACTACTTAAAACAAAGATATGAGGATATGAAATGAAATTAACACAACTAAGCAAAAAACCAGAGTTAGTAAAAGTTGAACTCACGGATGAAGACACCATCAAAGAATATGGTGAGCCACTTGAGTTTTGGATCTACGATCGCACCGGTATGGATGTATTCGTAAAGATGGCCACAATGAAAAGTGAAGACTTTGGTGATATGGTTGAGATTGTAAACAAAATGATTCTTGATGAAGATGGCACGCCAATCGTCAAGGATGGATACTTATTGCCCAGTAATATTTTAACTAGAGTAATAGGTAAGGTAGTAGAAACATTGGGAAAGTAACGCAGGAAGCCTTAGATCCCGAAGGCGTTGAAATGAGTATGTTACTCAGTATTGATGCCTTAGGGAAGCGTTATAGTTTATTGCCCAGCGAAGTAATGACCAAGGCTTCCACATTTGATTTAGTAGTATTAGATGCCGCACTAGGATATCAAACTTATATTCAAGACAAGGCAGATGGTAAGAAAGCACCGGTAAACGCCAGTCAGCAAGAGTTGATGGCAGCAATGGAAAGGGTCAATAAACAAGATGGCACTAAACTTTAATATGAGCGAAGTAAGCAAACTGTTTGCTGAGGCAGAAAAGGTAGCAAAAACGCTGCCAAAAGAAGCCTATGACTATTTTGTTGACAGCACACCTATACGCACAGGCAATGCTCGTCGTTCAACCAGGCTGCGTGGTTCTACCATTGATGCTAATTACAACTATGCCGAGAGACTTGATGAAGGTTACAGCCGTCAAGCACCAAAAGGTATGAGTGGTCCTACTGAAAAGTTTTTACAAAAACGCATAGATAATTTAATAGGGAAGATCAAATAATGGCAAACTTAGCAGTCACACTTGAACTAGACAGTCAAGGTTATATTCGCAGTATCAAGGCAGCAGACAATGCTACACAAAGTTTTGCCAAAGATGCTACATCAGCAACTAAAGATGTTGACAGTTCATTTAGTAAATTAAATGCTACCAGCGAAAAACTTGCTGTTAGTTTTGGTAAGTTAAAAGGTATTATTGTTGGTGCGGCATTAGTGGGATTAACTCGTAGTGCTATAAGTGCCAGCGATGCTATCAGTGATCTAAGTAAAGCCACTGAATTAAGTGTTAGTCGTATTATTGAATTACAGGCAGCATTACAGGCAGCAGGTGGTGAAGGTGCAAATGCCAGTAAGTTCATCACAGAATTTTATAAAAGCATTGATGAAGCCGCAAGTGGCAGTGATAAAACACAGGAAGCATTGGGTAAGTTAGGCGTAAGTCTTAAAGATATTGGCAGCAAAAGCACAGCAGATTTACTAGATCAAACTGTAAAAGGTTTTGAAAACATCACAGATCCAGCACAACGCACAGCCATAGCAATTCAACTATTTGGTAAGAGTATGGCAGGTGTAAGTCCTGGAGAACTTGCCGCTAAGATGGATGAACTGCGTGGTAAGTTTGAACAACAGACCAATGCTGTTAATCAGGCCGCGCAGTTAAATGACAACTTTGCTGAAGCAATGAACAATGTTAGATTGGCATTCTTAACTATTACAGCACCATTGGTTGAATTTGTTAACAATATTAGCAAAAGTAAAGCAGAAATGGAAACATTAATTACATTGCTTAAAGGATTGGCTGTTGTTATTGCGGCAGCATTTGCTTTCACAGGTTTTGGATTAATTGTTCGTGCAATTGGAACAATAGGTCGTGGTGTGGGCGCACTTACTGGACTATTTTCTTCATTAGGAGCAACAATTACTAGAACATTTGCAGCCAATAGCACAGTAATGAAAATATTGCGTGGTGTAGGTGGATTGATTGCAGGTATTGTCGGTGGTCTAGCAGCCGCAACAGGCTTAGGTGGTGGTGGCACTGTAGGTAGTCCAGATGACCAAAGTGCCGCAGAAACAGCAAGATTAGCAAGACAAAATGCTGGACTTGCACCAGCAACAACTCGCCCTGTAGAAGTAGGCAAAGAACTAACTGGACAACTTAACTCTATAAACAGTCTAGCAGATGGCTATCGTAGAATTGCTGATAACAATATAAAACGATATCAATTAGAAGTAGATATATTAGGTAAGAACAAAGAAGAAGTAGAAACAATGAAAGGCCTAGCGGATATAAACAAACGCTATGCTGATCAAACTGCTGCCTTAGAAGACAAGCGTAAAGGTGCAAAAGGTCAGACACTAGGATTAATTAACAAAGAGATTGCTAATTTACAAGTATTAAAAGGCCAAGAGATTGAGGCATTTAACACAACTCGTGAACGCACAATACAATACGCAAGACAGCAACAAGAGATTAAAAACATTATTGACTTGATGGAACAACAGGCTGAGTATGCCCGTGAAATAGCACAGTTCCAAAGTCAACAAGACCAAGCAGTATTGGCAGCCTATGAACAGGTCAAAGCACAAACAGAAGCATTGGCACTAACTACACAGCGTGAGCAACTTGAAAAGAGCATTCAAAACCTGCGTGGTAGTGATCAAGAAAATATTAAAAAGTTATTTGACTTAGAGCAACAGCGCAAAACACAGTTAGAAGCAATACAGAAAATACAAAACTTACCATTTGAAGGTGTTGGTGGTATGAAACAGCGTATGGAAGAAATCAATAAACTCTATGATGAACGCAGAGCTAAGATTGAACAAAACGCTGCCGCAACAAAAGCAGAACAAGATAGTTTTGCCTATGGTTGGATTAGTGCAGGTGAGAAATTCCGCAACAACATTAAAACTGATGCTGAATATGCCGCACAACAAATGCAGACATTTACCAAAGGTTTTGAAGATGCCTTTGTTAAGTTTGTTCAAACTGGTAAGTTATCATTCAAGGATCTTGCTAACTCAATGATTGCAGACTTTGCTAGAGTGCAGGCACAGAAAATGCTGTCAGGATTATTCAGTGGCGGTGGTGGTGGAATATTAGGTGGTATTGGTAAGTTATTTGGCTTTGCCAATGGTGGTTATCCTCCATTAAATCAACCCAGCATTGTAGGCGAGCGTGGTCCAGAATTATTTGTTCCACAAAGCGCAGGTAAGATTATTCCTAATCACCAATTAGGAGGTGGACAACCCGTTGTTAACAATAACAACACAGCAGTTACATACGCAATACAGGCAGTTGATGCCAGTAGTTTTAGAAGTTTGTTAGCTCGTGATCCAGAGTTTATTCACAATGTAGCAGAACAAGGGCGTCGCCAGATGCCAATAAGGAGTAGAAGATAATGGCATTACAGGATATTATAGACACAGCGGTTAATGTAGAAGTTAATCGTAGCAAGTTAGTGGCACAAAATGTCAGTCGCAGTGGTCGCATTAGCACTGCCAGTCGCAACTGGGCAAATCCATTTAGATTTGTTGTAACACCCAAGCCAATATGGACTGCCGCAGAGTATAGAGAAATATTTGAACCATTGTTTGATGCAGACAAATATGAAGCACATAGTATGAGATTGAGTAATTGGGATAATACTACTGGATTACCTACAAATAATGCTTGGCTTACACAATATCAAGGTGGCGCTGATATTAGCAGTAACAATGGAGTATTAGATGGTATACTTGCTCAAACTTCAACTGCAGGCACTAGAATTATTATGGGATATAGTGGCACAAATGCTCCAACAGCAGGAACTTATATTGTTAAAAAAGGCGATTTAGTTAGAACCTTTAATGGTCGCTATCCATTCTATGCCACGGAAGATATTATAATGCCCACAGCAGCCTCAGGTGTTACTGGAACAATAACTGCCAGCGGAACTACAGTTACTTTTCCAAACACTGCATTAACTTGGACTACTACAACAACTAGAACAACTATTACTGGTATTACTGATACAACTGGATTAAGTGTTGGACAAATTGTCACAGAAAGTGGAGTTAACACAGGTAGTTTTGGAGGCATAACTTATATTGCCAGCATAGACAGTTCAACGCAAATTACAATACAAAGCACAACTGCAAACACAGCAGGTGCAATAATATTTAATGGCAGTAGTAGAACAGATGTTCCAAATTTTGCAATACCAATTCACAGAGGATTTCTTACTACACTTACAGGAACTACTAGTCTAACAGTGGGTGCTAGAGCTGGAATGTTTAATGTTATTGTTACTAAACTACCACAGATTAGATATCTACCTGGACAGCTTGTAGAACTTACCAGCGACATTGAATTAATTGAGGAAATACTATGACAATTACTATTCCTGAAGTAGACACAGAACGCAAAATTGAGTTTGGTGTTTTAATTGATCTAACATTAGATGGCACAACTTATTATGTCAGTAACTGTTATAAGTCTGTGGATTATAATGGTAACACTTATCAAGCATTGGCAGGATTTTTATCTGTCAGTGAAATACAAAGTAATATTAGTAATGCCAATGATGAAATACAACTTGGTCTAAGTGCAATACCTCCAAGTTATATTGCCGCAACATTGGGCACACAGATCAAAGGCGGTGAAGTAAACATTTATCGTGTGTTCTTTGATTACACTACACAGGAAGTTATCACAGATGCAGTATATCGTAGATTCACCGGCATTATCAGTAATTTTAGTGTGCAAGAAGATTTAGATACCACAGGTGAAAGTCCAGAAGTTACTCATACTATTACAATCATTGCAAGTAGTATTATGGGTGTGCTTGAAAATAAAATAAGCGGACGCAGAACAAACCGAGAAGATTATCAACTTGTTTGGCCTGAACTAGGTAACAGTGCCACTGATAAAAGTATGGACCGAGTTGACACATTGTTTAACAGCACTTTTGACTTTGGTAAGAAATATAATGGTAATGCTGTCAGTAATGTTAATGGTGGTGGCAGTGGTGGCAGTGGTAGCAACAATGATAATCCCTACGGTTATGAATACGGTGCATAAGGATTAAAAGATATGCGATTTGATGATTTAAAAGATAAAGAAATAAATGAGATAGTCTTCAACTATTATCTCAATGAATACAAAGACAACAAAATTGCCATCAAGGAATATTCAAAGTTAAATACACTTATAAGCAAAGATAGTTCAGCAAAACTTATACGCATAGGCAACACAGTGTTTTTCTTAAAGTTTAACAACAATGAAGTAGAGTTTCACAGTATGGGTCAAGAACTGACAGCATTTGCGTTTATTAGAAATATATATAAATTGATTGATTATGTGCAAGGATTAAAAGTTCGTGCAATCACTACATATGGCAATGATCCAGTGTTTGAAAAATTATATCAGCGTGTGCTAGTAAAAGCAACCAAAGAAAAGAAAGTGGCTCCAGACGGTGTTGCTTACAATTATTATAGATTGGAGTTTTAATTATGCCGATATTTACAGCCGTTGGTGCTTATGTAGCAGGTGCAATTGGATTAGTGGGCACAGCCGCAACTATTGTAGGTGGCATTATCGCAGTGGGTGCCGCTTATATAACATCAAGAGTTATTAATGGCAACCCTAACAAAGGTAAGAACAGTGCGGCACAGAATCAAGGTGGACGCATACAGGTTCCTCCAGCAACCAACAATAAAATTCCAGTTGTCTATGGAAGTGCTTATGTAAATGGTATTATCACTGATGCCAGATTAAAGTCATTAGGTGGAGTAGACAATGACACAATGTATTACTGTATTGTTCTCAGTGAATACACTAATAACTTAACAACTCCAAGTTATGGCATTGAAAGTGTATTATGGAATGACCTACGTTTAACAGCCGTTGATGCTACAACTAATGCACACAAAGTCAAAGATGGTAGAAAAGTAGTTGATGGCGCCATTGTTACAGCAGGTAGTTTTGTTGTGGGTAAAACTTATATTATCACAAAACGAGGCACCACAGACTTTACTGCCATTGGTGCACAGACAAATAACATTGGGCAAATATTTACAGCCACAGGCGTGGGCAGTGGCAGTGGTCAGGCGCAGGAAGAAGATTTCATTGACACTAACTTCGTCATTGATAATAATAGTCTAGTTGAATTGCGTGTTTATGCAGGTAGTAGTGCTGCCACAGATCAAATTTATCCAGCACAATCAACAGGTAATACACAGGCAGCCTATGATTTCTGGGGAAACAATGATGACAGTTGGACAAACTTATATGCGATGAAAGGTCTAGTATTTGCCATTGTTAAACTAACTTACAATGGTGACAAAGGCTTTACTGGCTTGCCAAATGTAACATTCCAATTAGCCAACAATGTAGCCAATCCTGCAGATGTATGGTATGACTATATGACCAGTGAACGTTATGGTGCTGGTATTGATCCAAGTTATATTGACTCAACAGCAAAAACTGCGTGGTATAATTTCTGTGAAGAAGATATTACATATACCAGTGCAAACTTAGATCCAGCAGGTGGTGCAGGCACAGCTAATCAAAGCACATTACGCTACAGCATTAATGGTGTTATTGACACTGCCAATCCAGTTAAAACAAACATAGACACTATTATGCAAAATGGTGGTGCTTGGTTAAGCTATGATGTAAACACAGGTCTATGGAGCCCAGTTATTAAGAAAGCTGTTAGTGCTGGTGAAGGCACTGATGTCAGCACACAATTTACAGCCAGTCGCAGTGGATCAACACTAACTGTTACAGCATTTCCAAGTGGTAGAATTGAACCAGGACAGAGATTATACAATAGCACAGGCACGCTAATTGGCACTATCTCTGCACAAATTACTCCGTTAAATGCTGGAGAAACAACAGGTCAAATAGGTCGTTATACAACATCAAGTTCGGGCACAATAACAACAACAACCTTTTATACATTGCCAGCATCAACATTAGAATTCAGTGATGATAATATTATTTCTGGTATTACACTAAGTTCAACTCGCTTAGAAGATTTATACAATAAAGTAGAAGCGGAGTTTTATAATAGATACAACAAGGATCAACGAGCCTATGCTAGAATAGAATTAGATCCAGCAGATAGAAATCCTAATGAGCCAGACAATGAACTAAGATTAAGCCTAGACTTAGTTAACAACAGTATGCAAGCGGATTTGTTGGCTAACTTAGAAATGCGTCAAAGTCGTGATGACTTAGTCATTGAATTTACTAGCAATCACTATGGTATACAGGCGCAGGCCGGAGATATTATTGCTGTTTCCAGTGATTTGTATGATTGGGCACCAAAATACTTTAGAGTAATGCGTGTCAAAGAAATTGAAGGTGATCAAGGCTTAGTTGCTGAAATACAGGCCTTAGAATACAATCCAGATGTTTATACTGTAGAACCTATCACAGAGTTTTCAACAAGTGCAAATATTGGTATTGGTAATCTAGTATCTAGTGTAAATTTACCACCACCAGAAAATCCAGAGATTACAGGTGCAAATCCAGGTGCCAGTGTTCCTAACTTTACATTTAATGTTGGTATACCTGCAACAGGTGGTCCATTTGATGAAGCAGAAATATACTTTGCCGAAGGTTGGGATGAAAATAGTGTTACTGGTAAAATTGTTCCTAACCAAGTTACAGTTACTGGCGCTAGTGGCAATGGCACTACAGCAACATTAACATTTGACACGCAGACATTTATACCTTATGATATTGGGCAGGTTGTTAATATTGCTAATATAGTGCCTACTGGATATAGGGGTGTTAAAACTATTACCGCAGTGACTAACAATAGTATTTCTTATGCCAGCACAGCCACAGGTGCAATGACTCAAGTTGGCTATATTCTCAATGCTGCCACTGCTGGTAGCAGTTTAATGACAGTTACTGCTGTAACTTACAACAGTATCAATCCTGGTGATTATTTTGACCTAGGTGGAGTTACTGTTGAAAGTCAACTTACACAAACTGCTATATCAACAAAAACATTTGCGTCAGGTGGTGCACCAGGTTCATTTACAGTTACATTAAATAATACAACCGATGTAGTTATTGGACAAAAGCCTGGATTAAATTCTCCAGCAGTTGGTATCCCTGCAGATGCTATGGTGGTAGGCGTAAGTGGTAATACAGTTACACTAGATAAAGCATTTACAGTTCAGGCATCAGGCACTTATAACTTTACCACAGCCGGTGGCACTGGCACTTATATGGTTTCTACATTGACATTTGCCAGTGGCACTGATCTTTTATTTGATAAGCCAGTAGACAGTGATTTCAGATACTTGAAAAAGATGGTTCCTGATGGTAATCAACCATCATTTACCAGTGACACAGTTATTAGTTCAGTTATCACAGAATTACCTGCCAATAGTCACATATTCCGCAGATATTTCTTAAAATCCCGTTTAGGAGTTAAGAAAAACTTTGGAGCATTCAGTGCCAATAGTTCTTTTGACTTAGATGCTAATTCTGTTGTTTGGCAACCAAATCCCACTGAGGCTGGTAGATTAAATGACCTAAGTGATGTATTAATAAATGGCACACCTAATGATCAACAAGCATTATGCTGGGATACTGCCACAAACAAATGGACAAATAATCTTGGATTAAGTGTTTATGGTGAAAATACCAATCCAACTGCTAACAGCAACTATATCAACTACTATGGTGCTTATGTGGGCGCTGGCACTGTTGATCTAGGATTTGGTGCTGGTCTACAGTTTAATTTAGAAGATACTGCTGGCAACTATAAAATGGGTGCTGCCGAATTATTATCAGCAATGACTAATAAAACATTGGGTGCAGAAAGTTATAAACTTAGTTTAGAAGTTACACACAGCGGTGTTCCTAGTATTGTAGCATTAGAAACAAGTGCAACTGATACAAAAATACAAGGCAATCTAACATTAAATTATGATGATGCTTATGCTAGTTCAACTATAACTGCTCGCGCCACAGCAGCCGACAGCACATTAGTTTGGAATGGTCTGCGTTGGGTATTTGATGGACAAATTAATACAAGTATTAATAATACAACGAGTCCAAAAGGTATTGGTGGTGTTATTGCTGCCAACGATTTTTGGTTTATTGGCGGATATGATCCCAGCGGAACAGGCAGCAATAATGGTGCATTAGTAATTGCTAGTGGTAATAATGGTAATGAGCCAATTTATGTTAGACAGTATACTGCTCCAGCAAATCCAACTACCACAGATTTTCCTGGCACAAACACTTATGTCAATGAACTAACATTGTTAGATGCCAGCGGTAATACAATATTGCCAGTGAGTTTAACCCTTGAAGGCAGCACCAGCGGCACTGTTAAACTATCAGCACCAGCAACTGCAGGCACACAAAGTTATGTGTTTCCTTCAGGAGTTCCTGGTGTTACAGGTAGATTCTTAACCACAGATACCAGCGGTAATTTAAGTTGGGAGGCACCAGGTGATGTAATTGGTCCAGCCAGTGCCACAGACAATGCAGTGGCTAGATTTAATTCAACCACAGGCAAGTTAATACAAAATTCAGGTGTTACCATTGATGACAACAATAATATTGATCTAGGTATTGGTAGTATTACACAAGGCAGTAGCACTAATATAGCAAGTTTTTCTGGAAGTAATGCCGCTGGTAATACAACAATTGATACATTTGCGGCAGCAACTTATAGAAGCGGAAAATATGCTGTAACTTTTACCAAAGGCACTGATTATCAAATTGTAGAAATTGATGTTATTCACAATGGAACTACTTCATATATAAACACTTACAGTGATATGAAAACTGGTAGTAATCTTGTTACTTTAGCCACTAGCATTAGTTCAGGCAATGTTTTAATCAGTGGCACAGTTGTAGGCGGCGGCACACTAACCTGGCGTGTGTATAGAGTATTGTTTAATGTTTAAAAGGAAAATGAATTATGGCATTTCAAAATTTTGCAGTTCGTAATGGACTAGAAGTAGAAGGTAGTGTTATTCTATCTGGTAGTTCAAGTGGAACTACTGAAATCAAAGCGGCTGCTAATGCTCTAGGCATTTACACTTTACCCAGTGCATTGCCCACAGTGAATGGACAGGTATTAAGTTCAACAACACTAGGAGTTACAAGTTGGGCAACAGCAGGAGGTGGCACCAATCTTGGATTTACTTCATTAAACTCATCAAGGGATTCTACAGCAACAACTTGGAGTATAGCACCTGGATTAGTATCATCACCTAGTGCAG